GCCCCCAGCCAGTCGGTACTCTGCCCGGTCCATGAGTCGGCAATGCCGGGTTGATCCAAGGCAGCCGCCCGCGCCCGTTGTAGTAGGCGCGGATGACATCCAGTGCGCTCATGGCTCCCTGCTTGAGCGCCTCGACCCTTGTCCGAGGAGCGGCAAGGCGGATCATCGCAAGCTTCGTCTCGTTAAGGTTCGAGGCGGTGATCTTGATCCCGATGAATGACTTGCCCTCGATCATGATTCCAGCCCTTTCAGCATGGCTCCGCCAATGGCGTCCTCCAGCGTGTCGATCAGCGCCTGGCGGTCGAGCAGCCCAAACATCTGGGGGATCTTGCCGACGACCTGCTCGACTTCATCGAAGAATGCGCCGACCGTCATGCGCTCGCTCTTGTCGAGGAGATCGGCAAGGATGTAGTCAATCGGTGAAAGCCACTGCGCGGATACGTTTCTGAGTTGTTCGTCGGTCATTGCTTTTTTGCGCTCCTTGTAGTCAGTTCGGCTCTTTGGGAGTTTTATTATCTGAAATACCCCGGGTTTTCTCTTATATTGTACTCACTTAAAACCTTAAACTAGAAAACTAACTACATCCTGCGCTATTTCGCGCCGTCCAGCTCTTCGACTTTGCGCTTCGCCCAGGCGAATCCTTCGTCGCCGCCCCAGCCGTGCCACGCTTGCCAGCCCTTGCCCTGATCGCTCCAAGTGGATCCGTCCTTGTCGACCTCGTGCCGCGCGAAGAATGAGACCATGCGCTTGACCGTGTCAGCCGATAGCTCGACCCGGTTCGAGATGTCGCGTGCTCTCGCCAGTCCGACGGCAATCATGCCGCGTTCCGACGCTGGCTTCGCCCGGCGTACTTCGAGCGCGTTCGCTGCGTTCTTCGCCATCTCCTCAGTGGGGCGGAGGTCAATCTCGACGCGAGCTGCCTCGATCTCTGGCTCTGGCGGCAATGGCTCAGGGAACGGATCCTCCACCGGCTCGAGTAGCGGCTCGGGAAGCAGCTCTTCCATCGGCTCGTTGAATATCTCCTCTCCGTCGATTGGGAGCGGGATCCCCAGCTCGTCATAGACCCACTGCCTCGGCATGGCGATCCCGATCTCATTGTAGATCTTGACGCGCTCGGCGATCGCTTTCTCGTCCTTGGCAACCGGGATGTCCATCTCGCAATACGGCATATCCTCCGAGGCGACGGTGCCGAAGTTCATGCGGACGATTGCCGGGATGAGCTGGCTCGTGATGATGTTGGCGACCCAGGAAGAGACGCTCTGCAATACCTCGCTGCGGATCCCGGAGTGGACGTCGCCGAGAGCGCGGGATCCTGTGCCGGTGTTGTCGGTCGTCAGCGTCTGTCCGAGCATGAGGATGTCGCAAGCGCGGTCAGCAACGTCCATGAGGTGCGACTGAGGGAGCGAGTCACCGCTGCCGCTGATAGCCGAATGGATCTCAAAGTCGACGCCGGGACCGGTCGCTGCCCAGCCGGAGGATCCGATTGACTCGAGCATATCCTCCGCCTTGTTCAGCGCCTCCTCGCTGCCGTCGGTCTTCGCCGTCCGCATTGGGATCCCGAAGAGCTGGGCAAACTGCATGAGCCAGCCGAGTCCATAGATCGACGCCAGCCAGTATTTGGTCAGCGCACGGAGGTTTGCGCCATAGATCGGGTGCGAGCCGCCCTGTGACCATACAGAGATCAGGAAACGATCTGCGGGGAAGTCCTCGAGAACCGAGTTTCCAGCCCCATGCGGTGCGATCATCAGGCGGTCGATCTCGTTCGAGAAGTTCGGGAAAGCAAGATACTTGGCTGGCACCGGCGCGTAGCAACGTGGCGAGATGATGTTGTTGGCGTTCTGCCAGACGATCTCGACGACGGAGATGCCTTTTGCGTATGCGTCGATTAGCGCTGTGACCATCTGCTCGGTGTCCAGTTCCCAGTGACCAGGTTTCGGAGAGTAGCTGTTCAGCGCCCGCTCGACGACCTCGTGGATCCGTAGCGCCTGCGGTGTCGGATCCTCAGCCCCTTCTCGGATGGCTGGCTTGATCTCCATCTTGAGACGGCTGACTGCCCCGCTGACTTCGTTCAGCGCCTTGCGCAGACGCGGCCAAGTGTCGAGCATGAGGCGGAAGAGGCGGTCTTGATCTTCGAGCTTTCCGGTGCGGACATTTCGGAGGATTGTGCGCACCTGTTCCGGCGTCACGTTCGCGAGATCGTAGTCGTTTGTCCGGTATGTGGTCGGGATCGGCCACACGATCCCCTTGCGCTCGTCGATAGTCATGCGCCTTCCCCTATCTTTTTATTGTTGACATGGCAAGGATGATTTCAGAGCGCGTTGAATCCCTTGGCTCGTGGCGTCGAGAATTCCGACCGCTTGAGCCGCGTCGCTGACGCTGCGGACATCCTGCCTGAGTGATGAGCGCCGAGCGCGATGCAGGCGAGCAGAGCGTCGGCTCGGTCCGGCGACTTCAGTCCTGCCTTGCGCATCTTCTCCTTGTCCTCGATCCGGAGCTTGCCCTGCGCGTTCCATTCGCTCTTGCGGGTCGTGATCTGGTCGTATGTCTGGCGGTCAAGCTCGCCGAGGTGAATCTCGCCTCGGTGTATCGCCTGCGTTGCCGTATGCCAGACCTCGCCGATCAAGTTTGCATACTCGCCGGATTCTTTTGCTGCCTGCCCGCCATGGAAGCGGTTGATGTGCCAGCCCTCCTCCGCCATCTGGCAGACGAACCCGGTGCCGAGCCCGTCAGCGTCGCCGAAGATCTGACCGGGCTTCAGCCCCTCAGACTCGAAGAGGCGGATAAACTGCCGAGCCGCTTGAACCGTGTCGCGCTCTTGCCATGCCTTGATGATCTTCGCCGAGTTGCCTCGTCGGATCGCAAGCACGTCCTCATCTCGCCCGGCCGCGAAGTCGCAGAACGCGACGACCTCGCCGGTCTCGTCTGGCTCTGGCTGGCTGGCAAGCGCTGCGGTCAGCTTCGCCGGGGATAGCACCATGAACTCGTCGTCGGCGGTGAACTCGGCAAGATGCTTCGAGCGGTATAGCGGATGGTCCTCGCCGTATCGGTTGCGGTCGAGTTCACGGCGCTCCTCTGGGATGTGCGGACACTCGATGGATGGCACCTTGCGCGTCCAGTAGAGTGACCGATCCTTGTTGTGGGAGTCGAAGAACTGACCCCGAGGAGCGCCAGGGGAGCTGACCCAGAGCTGGCAGTCGCGGGTGCATCGCTCGAATGCGTCGAAGATCTGGTCGGGGACTGTCTTCGCCTCGTCGACGATGATCATGAGCGGAGCATCTGGCTCGCCGTGCCAGCCCTCTGCCTTGCCTGCGTCGTCGGTCGAGAAGCCGAGCGCGAATCCGCCCTCTGGCGTCCGAAGCTCTTCCGCCATGAAGTTCCAAGTCGGGAACTTGTCCCGGTGCTTCCTGATCGCTGGCCATAGCTGGTTGGATAACTGCCGGAAGGATCCTGAGGTGAAGACGACCTTGCCTCGTGGATTGCGGTCGAGGAACCACAAGATCAGCGGTGCCACGAGCCGGTCAGTCTTGCCGCTGCCGTTAGCTGCGACGACGCTGGTCGGCTGTCCGAACGCGACCGACTCCATCGACTCGATCTGCCAGAGATAGGGAACGATTCCGAGACGTTTGACGCAGAATTCTGTGGGTGTCATGGCGTGTCAGTGGCGGAGACCACACTTCGGGCAGATGCCGATGCCTGATCTTGTGAAGTTGAGATTTGATCGGCACCGGAAACAAATCCCGGCGATCTTGGCCAGCTTCTTGAACCAGTATCGGATGCGGTATGGAATGCGACTCATGGGATCCGCCTGACTCGTTGCTGTGCATCCTCGATGACTCGCTTGAGTGCATCCTCCTGCTCGGCTGGCAGGTTGATGACCGTTGCGGTCTTCGTCGAGTTGTCGATGTTGACCTCGACATCCGCCGGCGGCTTCCATCCAGCCCGGCACTTGAGCCAGAAGATGCAGGCGGTGAGGCTGTCGCGGCTGTCGCTGTTGGCGATGTCGAAGAGCCGCTTCGCCATCCGGCTGTTTGCCTTGGCGTGTCCCATGTCGATCTCCGCCCGGTAGTGCTTCGAGAGGGTCTTGCGGTCGACGCCAGCCAGCGTGCAGATCTGCTCCAGCGGGACGCCGATGCCGGAGAGCAGTTCGACCTGCTTCCGCATCTCCTCAGTCGGGACGTAGCTCGGACGACCGACGGATCGCGTCGCTGGTGCTTTCTTCGCGCTCATGGTTTTAATTCTTGCAGTTTGATGTTGTTGGTCTATTCGTCGCGACATGGTAACGAAACTCTCTCAACTGATGGTGCTGATCAAAGCTGGCGACTGGCTTGCAGCGATCAAGTTTGCTGCTAAGTTTCCCGACCTTGGTAGCGAGCGGAATGACATTCTTCGCGCGAAAGACGCCATCAACAATCCCGATTTTTATCGCCAGATTAAGAAAGATCCTGCGATCTTGATCGAAGCTGGGAAGGCTGCGCTGGTGCGTAAGTATTGCCGCTGATTTCATGGTTGATCTGATTCCGAGCCTATTTCAGAAGCATCTCCGAAGTCGCATTCTCCGCAGGCATCCGCTGCTTTTTTGCCGTCGCCTTTGACAAATACAAGAACGTTCTGGTGCGTCTTGCCGAGCTTGCGACCGCTGGAGAACTGTTTCCCAGCGCGGATCGGAAGCGAGCCGACGCAAGTCACAAGGATCGCCTCATTGTAGAAATGCAGCCCGGCAGCTTTGAACGCCTCGACCGTATCGCCGACAAAGTTGTAGTAGTTCCCTTTCTTGTCTCGGACATCTCCCACCACGAAACAGGCGAAGGTGTTCGGCTTCAGTAGGGAGCACGCTTTTTGGATGATCTCAAAGTAGGCGGCTTTGAACTCAGGATATTTTAGGGTCGAGAGGTCGTTTGGATCTTCGCTGTAAACTTCAAGGTCCGCGTATGGTGGGCAGGAGAAAATCATGTCCGCTTTGATGTCCTTGCAAACATGGTCAATCGTCCTGCTGTCTCCGCAATGCCACACGGGTTGAGGGTCTTGCGCGACATTTGCTTGCGAGCGGTTTGCCTGCACTTGCTCTTCGCGCAAATCCATTCCGACATATTGCCGGCCACAATGGCTTGCCACTATGCCGCGCACTGATCCGCCTGCAAACGGGTCGAGTATTATTCCGCCTTCTGGTGAAAACCAACGGTAAGCTAGTTCGCAAAGGACGGGATCGAAGATGCTGGTGCCGCTCGTGTATGTGTCGGGGCCTTGGTAGTGGTCGCGCTGGAACTCTTTAGTCGTTAGTTCGCGGCCAAGCCTTTTTTCTGCTTCCTGCTTCTTGAAGTAATATGCTGGGTCGTTGCCGCTGTCAGACGACATAAGGACGCCGCTGACATGCTGCACTTGCTTGGCCGCGTTGTCGCCCAACTGGTGTTCACCGCGCCCTAGTTCGCTTTGAATGCCTAAAGCCAGCCATGCACGCTTTCTATCCTGCCACCAGCCTTCGCGTGCGTTCAGCACCGAGAACGGCGGGATGCCGAACTTAGCCGAGAGCGATCCGGCTCCGCCGAAGCTGCCGCTGCTTGCATCCTCTGGATTAGTCTCCGCCATGATGTCGCCAAGCTCTGTCTCATCGAACCCGATGAGTGAAAGGTCGAAGTCAAGCTCGCCAAGCTCACCAAGCTCAAGGCCGAGCATCTCCTCGTCCCAGCCTGCATTCAAAGCGAGCTTGTTGTCCGCGATGATGTAGGCGCGGCGCTGCGTGTCGGTCAGATGCCCCAGGCGGATGCACGGCATCTTCGCTAGGCCGAGCTTCTGCGCTGCCATGACTCGACCATGCCCGGCGATGATGCCGTTGTCCGCGTCGATCAGGATCGGGTTGGTGAATCCGAACTCTCGGATCGACCCGGCGATCTGCGCGACTTGAGCTTCGGAGTGTGTCCTCGTGTTCCGCGCGTAGGGGATGAGGGTTGTTGTTTGTAATGTTTCGATTTTCATAGTGGGGAAAAACGTTGGATCTGCTCCTCGGTCATGGCAGCACCGCAGTCGATGCAGACCCAGCCGAATGAGCGTTGGATCGGCGTGCCGTATCGGCAGAGCGGGCAGTCGGGCAGGTAGGCGAACGATGCCGGAGCATGGAACGGCTGACCGGCTGCACTGTGGACGTCCTTGACGGTCGGTGTTGATTCGAGTCCTTTGTGCATGGTCATTTGATGCTGCGGAGTCTGCGGAACGTCTCGAGCGTCAGCTTGCCATCTGGTGAGAGCGCTCCCGGTCCGAGGCGAGCGGTGATCGTGTCGACCGCCTGCTGGCGGATCTCCGGCGTGACGTCGTCGATGTCGGCGGTCACGCCTTGATTGAGTCGCCTTGCCGGTGCAGCTCCCCAGGGTGTGAGGTTGAGCGCGGCGACCTTCTCGCCCTTTCGCACGAGCTTGAGCTGCTCCGCCTCAGCTCGTCCGACCGGCTCCTGCGTCATGTAGGAGTTGAAGCCCCACGGACCCCACGGAACATCGAATCCGCCAATGTCGGCCGCGTTCTGCCTGAGCCAGAAAGTGAAGTCGTCGTATCGGCGGACAGCGCCCTGCGCCTCGACGTGCCGAAGCCGTGGCTCGATAGCACCGGGACGGCGGACGAACCGAGCGGCAGGAAATAGATTGATCCGAACCGGGTCGGTGACTCGCATCTCGTAGGCGGCGAACTCCTGCGCCTGTTGGGTGTTCGTGTTGAAGATCAGCTTGAGCCGGGACATCGAGGCGATGTTCTGGATTCCTCCGCCCTTGAAGTCCTCGCGAGTTGCCAGCCCCTCGGAGATCAGCAGCCTTCCGGCTTTCTCGCGGAAGTCGGCCAGACCGCTGACCTTGTATGCCTTAGAAGGGATACCAACCGGACTGACGATATCCTCGACGGCTCCCGACTGCCAATCGAGGAGCATATTGCGGAAGCGGTTCAGCACCTTGGCTGACTCGACGTTCGCCGAGAAGAATGAGCGTTGCCGGATCGCGGGTGCGACCGCCTGCCATTCGGCGGAGTTGAACGATGCCGGGGACGCTTTGCGGCGCACGAGCGCTTTCAGTCCGTCAAGGTAGGCTTGCATTTTAATTGATTGATGAGCTGCTTGGTCACTGGGTTAATCTCGTTTCCCTTGAGGTCGTAGCACCGGAGACCTTTAGCTGCGAAGAATCGGTCGCACGCTTGCGAGACGATGCGACAGTTGCGTGACATTTTCCGCATGATTTCGTCAGGGTCTGGGTCTTCCTCTTCCTCGTCGTGCATTTGGTCATGGGGATCCCTTGAGGATGTCAACGTAGCGCTGTTGCAGCCACTTGGGAGGCGAGCGCCTGCCTGAGCGCCAGTCGTAGGCGGTCGGCACGCTGCATCCGATCGCGGCGGCGATGTGCTTGGCGCTGTATGCTGCGACGAAGTCGCGGAACGACTTGTTTTTCGGCGCGGTTGTCATTGGTTCGATCTTATTGTTCATGTTCAGAATTGCAATGCCTAATTGTTGGAGAGCATCCCGGATTGGGTTGCTGCTTTGTGCAGCGCTCGCAGCCGCTCGATGGGGAGCGCGGCGAACGCTTCCATGATCGACTGGCGACCGTAGTCCGACGCGAGGATCGTGCAGGCGAAGCGACCGTCTGGCAGTTTCCTGGCTTTGAGGCGGATCCCGTGCCGTTTCGCGCTCGCCATAGCTGACGCCTTGTTCCGGCTGTCGGCGGTGAATGATTCGCCGACGATGAACGTGGCGAAAAACTCCCGCCAGTCGTTGCGGGCGGA